CTGCAGTGCCTGAAAAGGAACCATCGTTTCGTAATCTTCGGCAAGGTGTGGGCTTTGCACATGGTTGAGATTGTTCAGACAAGAATGAATACGGTTAGATGTTTATGTAAATGATTTTTTATTATTATTTTAGTTGTGCTGCCAATTGTTGCGCATGGTTGTACATGATTTGATATTGTTGTTTATGTTCGTTCATGCGATATTGAGTACAGAATAAGTACATAAAATACCAAAGTGATGAGTACAGAAAACTAACATGGCAATCAGTGACACAAAGCTTCGCTCTATCTATGGTAAACCATATTCTGGGCCTGCTGAAATTACGGATTCTGACGGGCTTGGTGTTCGCATAACCCCCAAAGGCGTGATCAGCTTTCAGTTTAGGTTCCGATGGGAAGGAAAGCAGAACCGAATGGGGCTTGGGCGCTACCCAGCGCTGACGCTGCGCGATGCCCGCAATATCGTTGCAGACCTGAGGGAATCGGCAGACAAAGGCATTGACCCCCGAACGCTGGCTGGCGGTAAGAAATCCAACAGTAAGCCAACGGTGAAGGATTGTCTGGATTACTGGAAGGAGAATTACGTTGATGTAACTCTAAGGGCTAAGACTATAGCGCTTTATAAGTCAACGGTTATAAAGCACATGCGCGACGCTTTTTCCGGTATTCCGGTTGAGGATATCCCTGTCCGCTTGTGGGTAGAGAGGTTTACCGAAGAAGAGAAAATCAACCCTCGCCGAGCCCGGCATTTATTGATACAGCTCAGGTCCGCCATTGGGTGGTGTACGCGCCGACAGTTCATTAGCACAACCGAACTCATGCTTTTGCAGCCGAAAGACATCGGTGTTAAACCTGTGATTGGGGAGACCACGCTCAGCTATAACCAGCTTGCCAAAATCTGGATGGCTATAGAAAGAAGTCGTGGGTCAACTTCTAACCGATTGCTTCATCAACTGCTAATGCTGTACGGCGCTAGGAATAGCGAACTTCGGCTGGCTATCAGGGGGGAATTTGACCGAGAGGAGGGGTTATGGGTTGTTCCAGCAGAGAAAAGCAAAACCAACAAAATTATCAGGCGCCCAATTTTCTCCGCGGCAGATGATTTGCTGAAAAAAGCTGAAATGACGTATGGGGATATACTTTTCCCGGGCGAGGACCTGAAAAGCCCTATAACTATTTCTGGTGCAAATAAATTTCTGAGAAGAATCAAAGACTCGTTGGGGTTTGGTGAGTTTACTTCACATGATTTCCGGCGCACCTTGGCAACCCGACTATCCGAAGAGGGGGTTGCCCCGCATGTCATCGAAAAAATGCTGGGGCATGAGCTGGGCGGCGTGCTTTCTGTCTATAACAAGCATGACTGGATTGCCGAACAGAAAGACGCCTATGATCTGTATGCTGAAAAGATATTTTGGCATATCAGGAAGATTTCTGGTTGACACCCCCGTTTAAGATCCACTCCACAATAGCAGAGCGCAGATACTGTTTAGGGTAGGTCCGGACCGGTTTGGGGAAATTATAGCGCTCGGTGTATTTCCGGATGGTCACGCGTGAAGATACTCGGATCATCCGCATCGCCTCTTCCTCGTCAATCATTTCAATGTCTACCATATTTCCCACCTCACACTACAATCAGGCCACGACAGTGGCGCCACAACTCAAATTCACTATTCATGTCGTTAACTCCGAAACAGCCAGGCAATGGCGAGCGCGCAACCGACGATGCTGAATGCTGTAGGCCAGTCCATCACTTCACCTCAATCATCGCAGCACGAAAGTCTTGCTCCAGTCGCTGTTCAGCTTTAATTTTTGCCCGGCGCAAACACTCACTGAAAACCTCTTTGCTCTCCTGGCTTTTCAGTTGCGCCATCAGGGCTTCATTTTCATACTGCCAGCGAAGACGGTTAACGTCCTTTTCCTGACGGCGCAAAATAGCCAGTTGTTCGCAGATTCGTGAGCGAGCCCAGAACCATGATTTGTGCGCAACTGTAGCCCGTCTGTACCAGTCTGATTTTTTATCGGAACGCTGAGACATTTGGTCTTTAATACTGTCCAGCGTCCTGTTCGCCAGCGCGAGTCCGCGCAAGTGATCTTCAATTGTTACCAGGGAATCAAGGTTAATACGTCCATTTTCGAGTGTGATGCTCATCGCTTAGCCTCCCTGATCAGATGTTTGTAAGCCCGGAGGGCGTGCATTGTCTTGCCACTTAAAATCGTTTTCATAATGAAAAAACCGCTGCTCTGGCTGGTCATTTCAGGCGTGAGAAGCAACGCCACATCAATCGCCCGGTTGTGTCGGCGGAACTCAAATACAGTGCTGGTGACCGTGATGACTGATACCGACCCTTGATCATTAAACTCAACCTTCACAATGTCTTTCCTCCCATCCGTTAGCCTGAAACAGCCCCATTTTCGGGTGATACCAACGGGCCCCACGGGGTTCGGCTTCTGCCATCATTTGGCGGAATGCTTTCATAAAAGGCTCGAACTCTACGATCGCCCGTCGAGACAGCAGGCCATCAGGCGTCATGAACTCGTGCGTATCGGTTGGGATGCGGTATGCGTTAACAAGGTTTCGACACTTGGCATCGGTCATACCGCTTTTTGCGACTACCTGGCGATAACCGACATACCCGGCCCGCATATTTCCACGCTTAATGCTCTCAACAGCTTCGGCTACGGTTTCAACTTGTTCTTCCACCTGATACAGCCGGCGTTCCTGCTCAAGATTCAAAAGGGCCATTTCTGCGATCAGCTCTGCCTGCGATTTTGGCCGTGAGCGTTCTTCTTCCAGCTCTTTCCAGCGATCTACCAGCCTGGCGGTAAACTCGGGGCTGAGTTGCGCGACCACAATGATGCTGTCACGCTTCCCTTCTTCACTTTCAAAAACGTAAATTGTTGTGGGGCGCCCGGCAGTAGGCTTTTCCTCAATTTGAGGAGAAGTAATAACGCCACGCATAATCAGGGTCTCAATCGTACGTTTCACGTTGTCGTGGCGTTTTTCTACCAGCTCGGCGATCTCAAGGCTGGTCATGGATGGTTTGTTAGTGATCAAGTTATTCATCATCATTCCCCTCAATGCATAATCGGTGCTTCTGGCACACCTTCGATCTGGATGTGTTCGATAAAGCTGTCGTGGAGGAGGTTAAACCTCTCCCGGCCAAGTGCTGATAACCTGAACCCAAATTCTTCGTCAGCAATAACCATGTCCTGATACATCCGCAGCGCCAGCTGCAGGCCAACCTCTGGCCCATATTTCTCGATTGCCCCCAGCTCAATATGGTTGGCGAGTGCAAAGCATTCAGGTCCCGGATAGACGCTAATGGCGCCATGCTTGCTGGAATAGATAACAGCAGTATCAACACCGCCAGTATCATTCGGAACGTCGACAGTTCCGTTTTTCTCCAGCTCCTCAGTGATGAACACGGCAGCCAGTAACCAGCGCCAGAGGATCAACTCTTTTTCGATATTGAGCGTGATCCAGTTACTTTCTACCGCTTCCATGATGCAGGCCAGAATTTCCATTCCATCGGCAAGGTGTTTGTCATAGCGACCGTTATCCAGCAGGCGAATAGCAGCGGAGTAGCCAATCACCCGGTTTCCAGACCGGATCCCTGTTGAGGTTGGTTCCGGGTTAAGCATGTTCTGAAGCATTGCGAACCTCTCATATGTGCCCGGCTTGTCGCCGGGCTGGTGGATCATTTAACCTGGATAAACGGGGTGTTTGTTCCGCTGGTCATGTACTGGGGCAGGGTGCCATTCCATTTGTTGATGGCCTCCAGTTGCAGTACCTCAGGGTTCTCACGCATGGCCTGCCCACGGATCTGGATAGACTTTGCTTCTGCTTCAGCCAATTTCAGCTTTGCATCCGCCTGGCCATCGGCTTCGGCTCGCAACATGTTGGCTTCAGCTTCACGTTGTTTAACTTCCTGCTCGCGCTGCAGCGTCTTCTGGTTGGCCGTAACTTTGGCGTTGATGCTTTCGATCACTGTCGGCGGGTATTCCGGACGGCCAACGTAAGAAAGGCTGATCACCTGGATACCAACCGGCCCCATATCGGACTGGATCTCTTTCAGTGCGTTTTCAAGCAGCTCAGCTTTCCCGCCGTCAATGAATTTATCGGTGCTCATCCGACTTGCGAGACGATTAAGGGCGTCAGCAATTTTCTGCCGCAGGTCGGTGTCGGTGATGTCGTCCACGCCTTTACGGTAGGTCTGGAAAACGGTTGTAACTTTGGTCGGATCAACCTTGTACGCGACCCCGATGTGGTAGCCGATGGTGGTGCCATCGCTCATCTGGAAGTTGAAAGCGTCTTCATACGTTTTCATCTGCTTGAAGGTCGGAAAGATATAAACCTCTGTATTCCAGCCGGTCCAGTAGCGGCCGACTCCGACGACTTCACCAACGCCTTTATCGTCGCCCAACTTATTCACCTTGATACCCACGTTGCCGGGCTCAACTCGATCGCAACCAACAAGGCCGATGGCAGAGAGTGCGATAATTGAAGCCATAATTGCTTTTTTCATTTCTTTTCCTTCGTTACGGTAAGCACAAGACCCTTACAAATGGCGTAGATGCACGGCGGGGTCAGAATCGCCAGGGCAAAACCGGATATAACTGCTGTCGTGTCCTTCATCGAAATGAGGATCGGAACGAACAGCCCATAAACGCTGGCGACAATCACCACCGATAGAACAACGCGTAAGTAAGCAATCATCGACTCAGCCCTCCAGGCTTACAGGCCTGTAGTTCTTCGCGCTCTTTCACGTAGCGGTCGTGCATGGCATCCCACTTTTTGCACCAGTTTTGCATTTCTCTTTTGCGGGCGAGGATGCGACGCAGCCGGCGAACGGTGCGCTGGTGGGCGTTAAAATACTCAGTGGTCACGGCGCCACGTTGCCAGCTACTCAGTTCTGGATTCAGTGGATGAATTACCTGCACGTCCGGATAACGCTGCTTGAAATCAGAACGCCCAAAAGCTCGGGAGGTCATGAAGAACGCCAGGTAACGAATTGCGGTATCCCGGCTGAAGCACCGCTTCATGCGTCCGTGGCGGATCGCGGCGAACAGATCACCAACTGGCGTTGGGTGCTTTTGCAACGCCAGGTCAATAGCGCTGACAGTTCTGTTGTCAATCATTTGTCTTTCTCCCGGTTATAGGTTTCATGACTCATAACTTCCCAGTTCCGGCCATCGTCTTTCGATAACAGGCGCCAGCGTGGGTTAACCTTCAGGCTGAGGTAGCCGGTGCGGCGCATTCGCCGCGGGAATATCCGCCGGCGCCGATACCGCAGCAGGACCTGCAGCGCCTGCAGGTGAACCCTCTCAGGAATTCGTATTGCTGTCAGTGCCACCAGCTACCTCCTCAAATCTCAGCTCCATTTCTCGCGCCATTTCGATAAACGTGGCCAGTGAGCAAATGTGCTCGTCGACGAACAGCTGGCGGTCGCATATCACCCTCCCGTTCTCGATGTGCACGACTACCCGCCCGGTAAAATCAGGGAGGACATGCAGATCCACGTTCAACACGGGGCGGGGGATCAGCACACCCTGATAGAGCATTGTTTGCTGGTTATTCATTGCCGGACTCCGCAGTAACTGGTTTCTGCTTTTTGACGAACTCCACCAGTTCAGAAATAAGCTCGTCGATTAACTCTTTCCCGCTTTCTGTGAGGAATTCGCCGCTGCCATTAACATCAACAGAGTTGCTGTAGATTCCCTTAAGAGCTTTCACGCCTTCCACATTTCCGTATTCACCGAGAGCCAGTCGCTCGAATTTCCGCAACAATCCATCAAGAAGAATCTCAGTTAATTCGATAGTACTAATCCCACCCTTGTTAAGCTTAATGACAAGTAAGCTACTCCCAGTCTTTCGCTGGTGGCGTAACAAGGCTGCTTTTAAAATTCGGCGTCGATAGGTAGTAATTAAGTTACTCATCTAATTACCCCTTCTTTTGTGTTCTTCATTTTGCTGTACAATCTTTTCCTCTTTTTCCATCCATGAATAGACCTCGCCAGCAAGGTCATATGCAAGACCTAAAACCCCATCAAGTTGATGGCAGTCAAAGTCCTTATGATGTGTAAAAATTGTCTGCATAAGGAAGTTAAGTTGCTCATCCTTAATGGTGACGCACTGAATATCTTGGCGGCGCTGCATACCCATAATTACCTCCCGTAGGCTTTACGCAGATAAAGGCCTGCTATTATTTCGTGCCCGTTAGCTGCATAAAGCAGGGCGGTTTTATATGCGTTGCGGTCAATAATGAAACTCATAACAAATACCTCGCAATATTTAGGGGGCAAGAACCCCCGGCACCCCAAGGCCGTTCTAAACTGGTTTCGTAATTAGCCTATTTTATTCTCGATAGCCTTAAGATCAGTGCAAAGTTCACGAGCATAGTCAAATATCACAGCTGACATATGGCACGCGGGGTTGTCATTGTCCTCGTCAGTAAAAAAAGACTCACTATAAGTTTGCGCGACTGCTTCAAGTTTTTTAGCAGTAAGAATCACATCGTATATATCATCAGTCAGATCGTTTCTGTCCGCTACAGGTATGCAGGGTTTGACTGAATTAATATGACTCTTAATATATCCGTTCATGTTATCTACGGTCTTTTGCATTGAACGAATTAGGCTGTTTATAGAACAATCCGTTTCGTAATTCTCGTTACTTTTTTTATAGATCTCCTCCAGAAGAACAGTGTTTTCTATTATGTCTGATACAAACACTTCAAGCATTTGGATTGGAGTTTTCATTGTTCACCTCACACAAGTATTGAGCGCTTACTAAATCAAGTTAAACTTGATAGTGAGAGGTTAGCTTTATGATTTTATGCAGTCAAGTTAAACTTGATTGTTTTTTTGGGTATAGGTAGATTTAAAAGGGAGGAACGGGCAAAAGCCCGTTGTCTATCAATAATTAACCGAATCTGTTAATGTTGAAAGGAACTGATGAGATAACTTTTGACTGGATGTAGAGCATATCCAAGGCATCCTTCTCGATGCTCCAAGATTGGTAATTCGAGTTGTCAGATAATACTACAATTTTGCTGCCTATTTTTTGCAGCCTCTTTACATAACATTCACCTTCAAAACAAAAAGCATAAATCCCGTCACCATCGAAGTATGTTATTGTTTTATCTAGAAATAATAAATCACCCGGTGCTATTGTTGGCGACATGCTATCACCCCTGGCATTGCCAATCTCAATGTTCTTGAAGGGTCTGTTGCCTACAACTTGACGAGCGTACTCGGGGTCTAACTCTATGGAGCGGACCACATCAATGAAGTCACTTTTCACGCTAACTCCATCACCACAACTGAATTCAATATCTAATACTTTGAATTTAACGCTATCAGTATCTCCTTTTTGAGCGGACGCAGGGAAGGTGGCGGGTTGTCCCTCACCCAGAAACCAGGATTGTGGGTAACCACTGATTTCAGAAAGCTGGGCTAATCTCTTACCCCTTGGGACAGTGTCTCCCTTCGTCCAGTAGACAACCGTCTGCGTGCTAACCCCTAACTGACGAGCCAGCTCGGCTTTACTCCACCCTTTTTCCTTCAGAAGTTCTTGAATCATGTTTGCCGTGGCCACTGTATCTCTCCAAAAGTTTCATTAAAGCCATTATCTAAAGCAATGCTTGATCTCAAGTTTAACGCATGGTTTTACTTCTTGCATGTTAATTAAATCTTGATATAGACTCATTCAAATAAAGTTTAACTTGATGGTGATTTATGAACGAAGAGATTCGGGTGAAATTGTGTGCCATTACTTCCCAAAGAGCGATTGCTCAAGGCTTGGGAGTAACTCCCCAGGCAGTGAATCAGTGGTTTGCTAAGTCTGTAATCCCTGCTCGCTTTGTATTGAAACTTTGCGAATTTGTCGGCTGGGCCATTACCCCTCATCAGGTTCGCCCTGACTTGTATCCAAGCGAGCTTGATGGGATGCCACGAACTGCAGAGGTGTGACATGTCACAACAGTCAACCGCTATGCCTGATCCGCGCTACTTCCTGAAGTTGCTGCCACGTAGCATCAGGTATGACCCAATAAGCGGGATTTTTTACCTCATTGCGAAGCGGGCAGAGTAAGCAATGCAACAGGATTTCGTCAGGGTTGAAATGCCAGCGCTTTACTGCCAGGCGGATGCTCAGTGGATACAGGAGCAGTTGTTGAGATTGCCTTCATCACTGCGCCGGAAAATAGCTCTGAAGTATTCAGAGGTTTACGAAATTGAGTTTAACGCCGAGCCCGTTTCATTCCGACAGGAGAACCGAGCTCGGCATGAAGCCAATGTGAGGCTTCGCAGATTCGTGGATGCACACGGACACGCACTGCAGGGGTATACGACCCAGCCACCCCTGGCCGGATCACAGTAACGATCCGATTGTTACCGGGATTAAAGGTGCCGGGTGATAGCAGGGTAACCACCTTGACTGTTTTTTGTTCTGCGTACCAGCTTTCGAGTACATGGGATGGGGAAGAGGGAAGAGGGGGGTTTGGGGGGAGTTGGGAGTTAGGGCAGGAATAGCGTCCTTTTCCAATAGACAGGTACATGGGTTAGGTAGGTACCGATCTTGAAAGCAGAGCCATAAAAGAGCGGTGCACTAGCAAACTGGTACACGGAATCCCGATAAGAGGTAGGGAAGGTTTCTTCCTGGAAAAGTAGAACTCAAAAAGGGCTGACAATGCTTAACATCACACCGAACTTTGCACAGGAACGTGGGCTTAACATGCTGCGGCGCACCTGGAAGGCGCACGATTCCTTCATGGTCTACGCACCGACCGGAAGCGGCAAAACAGGCCTGGCTGCGTTTATCGCCGCCGGCCTGGTTAGTCGTGGTATGCGTGTTCTGTTTGTCGCCCCGTATACGATCCTGATTAACCAGACCGCCCAGCGCTTTACAGAATACGGGTTGCCGGAAGACCAGATTAGTTTTATCTGGCGTGATCACCCTAACTACGACCCTAATCTGCTGATCCAGATTGCGAGCGCTGACACGCTCATCAGGCGTGAATTTCCCAAAAACATCGATCTGCTTATTGTCGATGAGGCGCACCTGCGTAAACGCCGTATCCTGAAAGAAATCGAACGGATCACAGCGGAGAAAAAAGCGAAAGTTATCGGTTTATCTGGTACCCCTTTTGCGCCGTTCCTGGGCCATTACTATCAACACCTGATTAAGCCAACGACGATTGGCGAATTGATCCAGCGTGGTGACCTCAGTAAGTACGAATTTTTCGCCCCAACAAAACCGGATCTTAGCGGGGTAGAAACGAAGCCATCTATGGAGTTCGGTACTGATTACGACGAGTCCCAGCTGGCGGAAATCATGTGCGGTTCTGACCTGGTGGGCGATATCGTCGATAACTGGCTTCGTCATGGTCGTGACCTTCCTACGGTGGCGTTCTGCGTTAACAAGGCCCACGCAAACTTTGTAACCATGCAGTTTAACAAGGCGGGTATTAACGCTGAGGTCATGGTCGCAGAAACACCCCACGAAGAACGGCAGGTGATGATTCACCGCTTCGAGACTGGCGCCACAAAAATAATCGTCAGTGTTGGTGTTTTGGTAGCCGGTTTTGATAGCGATGTTCGGTGCATTATCTACGCCCGGCCGACAAAGAGTGAAATCCGCTGGCTGCAGGCGATTGGCCGCGGACTGCGAACTGCACCCGGGAAAGATGCCTGCCTGATTTTTGATCACAGTGGTACCGTGCATCGCCTCGGCTTCCCTGACGCCATTGAATACGACGAACTACCGTCTAAAAACGATGGCATGAAAGGGGCTGCAGCGCGGGCAGCCAAAGAACGCGAAGAGAAACTCCCGAAAGAATGCCCTGAATGCCACTTCATGAAACCCGCCGGCGTCTACATCTGTCCGAAATGCGGTTTTAAGCCGCTGGCCGGAGAGGACGTAGAAACCGACAGCACCCGCAACCTCAAAAAAATGAGTAAAGGCGAGAAGGTTTACACCAAAAGCGACAAACAGTCCTGGTGGAGTCAGATCAAGTTTTACCAGCGTCATCGTGCGGCGCAGGGGAAACCTGTCAGCGATGGCTGGTGTGCTCATACCTTTCAGGAGAAATTCGGCGAATGGCCCAACGGCTTAAGCGACTTTCCAATGGAGATCACACCGGAGGTCAGCAATCACATCAAACACAAACTTATCAAATTTGCTAAACGCCGCGAACGTCTGCAGCAGATGGGGAAGAAACCTGACCAGGATCTATTTCCACCTCCGAGCGCCAATATCAACTATGAGCCTCCTGAGGGCAGCGACGGGCAACTAATTATCGAAGCAAAACGAAAATTCCAGAAAAACATAAATAGCGCGAGTCAGTGATATGAAAACGGCAGAAGCAGCAAAAGGTCGATGGTCTGAAATTTTTGAATATTACGGCTTGCCGCCGATCACCGGGAAGCACCATTACAAGGGCGAGTGTCCGGTATGTAAGGCGCGGGGGAAGTATCGCGTTGATGACCGTGACGGTCAGGGTACATGGATCTGTGTATGCGGTAGCGGTGACGGGATGAAGCTGCTGACCCTGACCCAGTCAAAAAGCTTTTCCGCCATCTGCGCAGAAGTGGACCAGCTCATCGGGAATAACTATCAGCGCATCAACGTGCCTTCTAACAGTTCGGCGGCGCGGCAGCGCCAGCGAGTCATCAGTAAGTTTTCCAAGTTGCTCGATTTACGGGGAACTAGCGCGGCTGGTTACCTTCTTCAACGTGGGATAAGTCGCCTGCCGGCAGAAGGCATCCGTTTTTGTGACCGCCAACGCCATGCGGGGCGCGTTTATCAAGCTCTGTATGCCCTAGCTACCGATGACAAAGCTGAGCTTTGTTACCTGCACCAGACGCTGCTGGACGGCGACAGGAAGGCAGATATTGATAGCGCCAAACGTCTTAAGTCGCTTCAAGAGGACAGCTATCTGGATCACGCCCGCTCTGTGGCCATTCGCATGTTTCCGGTATCAACGACGATCGGCATTGCCGAAGGTATCGAAACAGCACTCTCCTGTTATCAGGTTTATGGCGTCAACACCTGGGCGGTAATCAACAGCGGGTTTATGAAGAAATTCCGGGTCCCGGCAGGTGTGAAGCATCTGATTATTTTTGCCGACATGGACAAGCACTCTGCAACTGGACATGCCGCGGCGTTCGAGTGCGCCCACGCAAACCTGCTGGCGAAAAACGACCTGGTGAAAGTCAGCATACGCTGGCCGGATAACGGAGATTTCAATGATATGCTTATGAACGGCGATCAGGTTCGTGAACAAGTTTTCTATAAAAAGGTGGCAGCATGATGAACAATAACAATCTGCAACATAACCAATTCTTCACCATCGAACAGGACTTTTCGCCTGAGAAAATTACTGATGCTGAGCGCCTTGTTATGGATCGCTTCAGTCATATTTATGCAAACTGGGCCGATGAAAAAAACTTAAGTCGTGAGGCGGAAGAACTTCGCGTAAGAGAAATTAAAGGTTTTAAAAACATCCTCCTCTCTCCCTGGACATTAAGCGATGTAACCATTGAATGGGATTACTGGGAATCCGTACTTCGTCACAGGTATAAAACACAAAATGGCGATGGCTACGTCCAGATTATCTGGGATCGGCGCGGGTGGCTCACTGACCTTTTGTGCGCCATGAAACCAGTTACCCGGGCTGAAGCATTAACAGTCTGCAAGTGGTTACTGGCATGTGACTATTTTGAGGAACGGGATTCGCTGTTTGATCGCATTATTTTGAACCTGGTCGGGGAGTGCGAAGAATGAAACTGGAAGCCTCCCTCAAACACTTTAGCCCTCAGGGCATGCATATCAGCGACGACGTGAAAAGCACATCGCCAAATCGACTGACCGGAACAGATGTTATGGCGGCCATCGGTACCACCAGCAGCCGGGCGCGGTTCGGGCTGGCGGCGTTCTTCGGTAAGACGGGCATCAGTAAGACCGATGAGCAGCTGGCTGTTCAGGCGCTGGCGCGGTATGCCATAGATACAGCACCAAAGAACGTTCGCAAGGCTGCGGGTAAAGCGCTGGGGCGCTGCTGCCTGATTCTGGCGCAATTTGCCTTTGCAGAGTATTCCCGTTCAGCTGAAACAACGGGGGCCTGCAGGGTATGCAATGGCACCGGCAAGATCGAAAGCACTACCACTGAACGCAAAGTTTCTAACCCGTGGGGCAAAGCACCATATTGGGCTAGCAGGTCCCGTGCTGTTCGTCCGTCCGACTGGGATAAGTGGACTGAAGTAAAAATCAACGTCAGTGCTAAATGTGAAATCTGTGACGGCAAGGGGGCGATCAGCGCTCGCTGTCGCTGCGGCGGTTCAGGTCAGGTTCTGGATCGAAAAGAGACCAAAGAGCGTGGGGCACCAGTTTACAAGGCGTGCGAGCGCTGTTCGGGGAATGGATTCTCAACGGTGCCATCCACAGCAGCTTACAAAGCGATTCTGACCCTCATTCCTGATCTGCATGTCAGAACATGGACCCGTAACTGGAAACCTTTCTGCGATGCGCTGGTGGACATCTGCCGGGAGGGGGAGGCACAGGCTGATAAGGAGTTTCAGCGCGCGACAGCGTATTAATAAGATAGCGGCATTATTTTGCATTTTAGAAACAAAAAACTTGATTTTGTCCGAAGTTGTCGTGTAATCTTCAAATCGTGGGATATAACGCCCGTACGAAATCAAACAATGAAGCCCTGCCTATATGGTGGGGTTTTTGCTTTTCTGGGGGGAGCTATGCAGCAGCCATATTTTTTTAACCCGGGCATGACCACTCAACAGCTTGAAGACTGGCTTGGGCAACAGAAAATCTATCTTGCCCACTTCAACCGTCTGATAGCAGAAAAAGCCGCTCTTGAGGAGCGGCTGAGTCAGATCTCTGCGGAGATTGGGCGAGTCGCTACTGGTAGCTTTGAAGGAATGCTGAGTTTTCCCTGGGATCCCAGTCCTCTTGTGGAAAATCCTCAACAGGATAGTGGCCAGTCGGCAGATTGAGTGACGCCAGGACAGCGGCAGCATCTTCTGACATATAACTGGGCTTTAGTTGACTGGCAATGATAAAGAGACAGTCGTTTAGCGAGAGTCTTCTAATCTCTTCAGGTTTCCACTTGGTCATTTCGAAGATAAGGTGATGAAGAGCCTTATCGTTATCAAGATAATAATAATCCGATGAAAAATGTTTCCTGTACTCATCGAGAATACATTCAAGAGTGAATATTTGTCCTATTCGGTACCAAACCTGCCTGGCTCTGTAACTGTGTGAGTCTGCCAGTAATGTTTGGGGGAAGTTGTTATTTTGGCAAACCCGTGACTTGATTACCTGTAAAAGGTCTGAGTACTTACTCATATTATGCACCAGTTGATGTTTTAATCATTTGCGAATCAATTTTATCAAAGAGAAAAACAAGCCGCTACACGCTGATAACATCAGGCTGGGCGGTTATGGTGAGCCGATACCTCAGACAAGCAGAGTATTGAAACCTGAAAGACTGAATGTTAAATTTCTGGTGTGGTGAATCCCCCTATGCGGAGGGGCGACCAGTCAGTTACAGAACCTGTAAATGCAGCGCGGGCCATGCCGACTGGGGCATGCTCACCGGGAGGCACCCGGCACCACGCAATGCCACTAAGCTATTTGGTAGTGGGGTTGTCGTTTCGGCTTCTCCAGCTATGTTTAAAAGTTAGTAACGGAAAAATGAGCGCTCTCCTGGTAAATCGGTAGCTCGGACTATTAGGTACGTCTCGATCCGGTACAGAATCAGTATTGTCTACATTTCTGCCCGTTCCTCTGAGCGGGCTTTTTTTTGTCTGATTAAGGCACTTCAACTAACCAAAAACATTTAAGGGCTGCGCTATTGCGTGGCCTTTTTCATTTCAGGCTCACGGGAACCATCATCGATACGGCTCGTTGTTAAATCAGCCCGATGGGCCTGCCCCCTTTATTCACACAGCACCCCGTTAACCCGGAGGTGAACCTATGGCAAAGCATATGCAAGACAAAGAAAGCATGGCCGGAATCACCTGGCTGGCTCTGCTGATCATTGCTGGCTGGGGCGGCCTTGTCCGATTCCTGATGGATGTGAAGCAGGGCAAAGCGAAATGGAGCTGGATAAATGCTTTTGCGCAGATTGTGGTTTCGGCTTTTACCGGGGTCATTGGTGGGCTCATCAGCATTGAAGGTGGCCTGAGTATTTACATGATACTGGCCACTGCCGGTATCAGTGGTGCCATGGGTTCCGTAGCGCTCACGTATTTCTGGGAACGAATCACCGGAGTGAAAGCACAATGACAGCAGACCAGATTATCGAGGGGATCCTCGGAAAAGAGGGTGGTTATGTCGATCACCCCTCTGATAAAGGCGGGCCGACCCGCTGGGGCATCACGCAGACCATAGCTCGCGCACATGGCTACACCGGAGATATGCGAGAGCTGCCCAGGGAAACAGCAAAGCAAATCCTGCTGAGCGATTACTGGACCGGACCCCGGTTTGACCAGGTGGCAGCTCTATCTACGTTACTGGCGGATGAGCTTTGCGACACTGGCGTGAATATGGGGCCCAGCGTCGCCAGTAAGTTTTTCCAGCGCTGGCTCACTGCTCTGAACATGCGCGGGAAGCTTTATCCCGACCTTATCCCGGATGGCGTGATTGGACCCCGAACTATCACCGCTCTGAAGGGGTATCTTTCTGCCCGCGGGAAAGAAGGCGAGCAGGTGCTGCTGAGAGCACTGAACTGCAGCCAGGGCGCCAGATATCTCGAACTGGCGGAGGGCCGCGAAGCCAACGAGGATTTTCTCTACGGCTGGGTTAAGGAGCGTGTCCTGTGAAGATGATCATTTTCGCTTTGCTCGTGCTGGTGGCTGTGCTCGTTCTGTTACTTCTGCGCAAATATACCCGGCTGGAGTTCGTAGGCCATGCCAGCCTGCTGCTGAAAACGTGGTCTGTAAAGCTGGGAGCTATCGGCGCGCTGGTTGGTGTATGGGCTCAGTCGTTCCCGGATGCTGCGCTGCACGCCTGGGCGATGCTGCCGCCGGATATCAAAAATATCCTGCCGCCAAACATCGTTGCGTTGATTAGCCCTGCGCTGGTGGTGCTGGCGGTGCTTTCGCAATATGTTCGCCAGCCGGCATTGAAAGATAAGGCCGACGAACTGAAGGAGCAGCAATGAGCTTCGAAATTATTGCTGGGCTGGTGGTCGTCATCCTGGGCGCTATCGCTGCCGCTTTCGGCATTGGCCACGCTCGCGGGACCAGTAAAGCTGAATCAAAGGCCGAGCAGCAGCGCAGCGAAGAGAACGCCGCCGCCATCGTCGCCACGGCAGAACGCCGTGCTGAAGTCACAAAAGGGGCCAGTGATGTACAGGAAGACGTTAAGCGTATGGGCGATGACGATGTTGATCGCGAGCTGCGCGAAAGATTTACCCGCCCCGGTAGTCGTTGATACGGCCTGCAGCTGGGTGAGGGTCATCTACCTGACCGACTACGATATCGACGTGCTGGATAAGCAGACCAAGCGTGACATCCTGGCGCAAAACAAATCAGTGCAGGCTAACTGCCCGCAACTAACCGGCAGGGTTACGCGATGACCAAGGCAAAGAATATTGAATTTCGACTGAGCAAACTTGAGAAAGGGCCAGACGAGAACGTTCTGGCCATCATGGAGATAAGGTCGAGAGCTATTGCAGGTAGCTTGCTGAAGCAGATTTCCTGCCAGGCGTTGAAAGATCGATAATGTCATTGAAGATTGCCTTGTAGGCTTTATTTAACTTCTCAACTGTTTTCGGGGTGATATCACTCGTAGGCGGCGCGTCGATACCATCTATTAATTCTATTTCAGCAAATTTTTTCAAAACCTGAAGGACACTCTCTTTTTGTTCTTCAGGCATCGTTTGCACAATAAAAGCAACAACGTTTCTCAGCGCCAGGAGTTGAGCATGAGTCACATAGTAATGATCGATCATATTTTCGTTCCTGTTCTGTTGAGCTCGGCTATTTAACAGTATAGCGGAGAAATGTTGCCCGCTACTCTGTGGCAACTTTCAATCGTGATGACTGGCAATAGCGGGACTTTTTATGCCCGGAACGGAGTATCTATGAAAGAACGAAAACTCGTAATTGAAATTGATGACAACGCCATTGATTCAGTAATCGAAAAGGTTCGCCTGCTCAAAGAAGAACTGAGAAGCCTCAGCCTGCCGATCAACATCTCTAACGCAGTGCCGGCAGCATTAAAGCCAGAAGAGGAAAGGAACACGCAGGATGCCCGAAGCGTATTCCTTAGCAACCTTGATGCCGAAATTATTCAGGCTTGGTCATCATTGACAGCGCTTTTGAATACACGTCGTGACGCGACCTCCTTCGACTAGGAGCTGCTGCTGGCTTAAGGGTGTTTAGTTCATTCACGGCCTTTGTGAATTTAACCCTCACTTTACTGGCGCTATCTGATGGCATCTCGCTGAAGAGGCAAGATATAGCGATAGATAGTACCTCGGTCTCACCTTTAAGTGATTCCAGCTCCTCGACGATTTTCTGGAAAAGTTTCTGATTATCAACAGACATAAAAGCTCCTTACTTTGCTGTGTGGAAACTCAAAGATAAGCGAGCGTTACTTTTTGTAACATCCTGATATTCGATCAGTGCCGCTAGCGTGCGGCTTCGATAATGCTCCCCACATCGCACAGAGGTAACACATGGCAGAGATCACACCTGCAGAACAGATTCGACTGAATCTGTTTTCCACCCTGAACTACGACACAGCAGCAGCAAAAGAGGCTATTGCGTTCGTTCAGGATAGCCAACTCAAATATCAGCTGTTTATCCAACAGTACAGCCGCGTAGCAACTGAATCAGAAGTGGTGGCGCGGACAATCAAAGCAGTTCAGGAGTCGACCGAAGCTCTGGCTCTGTTTGATACCATCGCAGAGCAGGCCAGCTAAGGCATTACAGCAGGCACTCGCTGAGCGCCTGTGATAATGCTCAAGGAGCGATTACGTGAACAAAGAGCCCCGTATCTATGGCAGCAAGTGGGACCGAGAGCGTCTTATCTTCCTACGTGCGCACCCCTTGTGCGTCATGTGCCAGGAGCAAAGCAGGGTGACAGCAGCAACGGTGGTTGACCACATCATCCCGCACAAACTGAAAGAGGCTTTGCGCTCTGGCGACAGCCAGGCAATAGCGAAGGCGCAAAAGCTTTTCTGGAGCCGGAAGAACTGGCAAGGGTTGTGTAAGCAGCACCACGACTCCACGAAGCAGCGAATGGAGAAGCGTGGCACCGTGATCGGATGCGATGAAAACGGGATGCCACTGGACCCAACTTCTCATTGGTTTAAGTGATAACCATTATCAATATACCTCAAAAGTGATTGTCATTTGAAATCATTAGCATTCAAATGATATCAATTCTCATCTGAGGGGGAGGGGCGGGTCAAAAGTTCAGAACCTTGAACCCAAATGACCGCCGCCAGTCCTTTTTGTGCACAACCGCGAAATGAAAAGTTTTTTTCCGGGAGGTTCCGATGGCAGGACGACGCCCGAAACCGACCCACCTCAAAGTGGTTACCGGCAACCCGGGCAAACGCAAACTTAACGACAAAGAACCATCGCCAGCGCGAGAAATACCAAGCCCTCCAGAGCACCTCACTGACTGGGGAAAGGTGGCGTGGGGGAAGCTGACCGTGCTGCTGGATGGCATGGGCATTTTAACCATTGCCGATACGCTGGCGCTCGAACGACTCTGCGATATTTACGCCGACATTCTGCAGCTTCGCCTGACTATTGCTGACGAGGGGCGAACTTACACCGTGCAGACCGAGGGCGGTTTTTTGATTAAGGCTAACCCGGCAGTAGCAATGTTGGCGGATGCTGATCGACGTTTTAAAAGTTACCTGGTTGAATTCGGTCTGACTCCGGCCGCCAGAACGAAGGTGAAAGTGGATGGTGGAGAAAAAGAAGAAGACCCGCTCAACCAGTTCTTCGGTTGATCCCGCCACGCAATATGCGAGGGATGTAGACTCCGGCAAAGAAATCGCCGGGCCTGACATCAGGAATGCCTGTAAGCGACATCTCAAAGATTTGGAATCCTGCCATGCTCGCGGGTTGGTATGGGATGTTGCAGCGGCGCAGCGCGCCATCGACTTTTTTGCCAAGGTACTGAAGCTCAACGGTGGTGAGCATGAAGGTAAACCCTTCAACCTGCTACCGTGGCAGTGCTTTATTGTAGGGTCGATATTCGGCTGGAAGAACTCGGATGGTTATCGTAGATTTCGCATGGTTTACGTTGAATCTGGTAAGGGTTCCGGCAAATCACCACTGGCTGGCGGAGTGGGGCTTTACTGTCTAACAGCAGATAAGGAGCCTCGTGCCGAGATATATGCAGCAGCAACGAAAAAAGACCAGGCCATGATCCTTTTTCGTGATGCTGTCGCGATGGTGGATCAGTCCCCTGCGTTAGCACAGCGAATAAATAAATCAGGCGGTGCCGGGAAAGAGTGGAACCTTGCATTTCTTCAGACAGGCTCATTTTTCCGGCCTATCAGTTCGGATGATGGGCAGTCAGGGCCACGCCCACACTGTGCACTGATTGACGAAATTCACGAGCACAAAAACAACCAGGTTGTGGAAATGATGCGCGCCGGGACGAAAGGTCGTCGCCAGGCGTTGATTTTCATGATCACTAACAGCGGCCACGACAAAACCAGCGTCTGCTACGACTATCACGAGTATGGGCGTAAAGTTGCCGAAGGCTCGATTGAGGATGACAGTTTCTTTTCTTTCATTTGCTCCCTGGACGAAGGAGAAGACCCATTCAAGGACGAGTCCTGCTGGAAAAAAGCAAACCCCTCTCTTGGTCATACTTTTACCGATCGCTACCTGCGTGAGCAGGTTACTCAGGCTCGGGGGATGCCGTCGAAGGAAAGCATTGTTCGGCGGTTAAACTTCTGTCAGTGGGTGGATGCCGATAACCCATGGATGAGTAGCGATGTGTGGATGGGGTGCGAAGAGGACTTTGACCTGCAGGAGCTGCAGGGAGAAGAATGTTATGGCGGCCTGGACCTTTCAGGAACTCGCGACCTTACGTCTCTGGCGCTCTTTTTCCCTAAAAAAAGAAAGCTGCTGGTGGAGTTCTGGACACCAAAAGATACTTTGCTGGATAGAGCGAAAACAGACCGCGTACCTTACGACGCATGGGAACGGGGAGGCCATATTCATACCACTCCCGGAAAGGCGGTGAAATATGGCTTTGTTGCTGAGCGCATTGCTGATCTTTCCATGTTGTTCGATATCAAGGCGATCGCCTTCGACCAGTACCGCATAAAATATCTTGAGCCGGAATTAGAGAGCGCTTCTGTATCAGTACCGCTGATACCTCACGGGCAGGGATACTACAAGGCGCAGGATTCCGGACTGTGGATGCCTCATTCCATCGAACTTTTTGAACAGATGCTCGATGATGGCGTAATCATTATTAAAACAAACCCCTGCCTCCGATGGAACGCTGCTTCCGCCGTAACCGAAGCCGACCAAAAAGAAAACCGCATATTCGCCAAGAAAAAGAGTACTGGTCGAATAGATGGTGTGGTTGCGTCGGCGATGGCAATTGGTGCTGCAGAAGGTTATGAGCCTGATGATGGCGATATAGAGGGCTTTTTTGACGATCCGATCATAGTGGGTATCTGATGGCTAAGAATAAACAGCAACCAGGGCGCGTTAAGAGCGCTCTTTTAAACTGGCTTGGTGTTCCCATAAGCCTGACGACCGGTGAATTCTGGCGGGAGTGGTACGGAACCAGCAGTAGCGGAAAAGTGGTTACCGCTGACAAAGTTATCCGGCTTTCTGCTGTCTGGGCGTGCGTAAGACTCTTAAGTGAGTCAGTTTCCACGCTTCCGCTTAAAATTTACGAGCGGCAGGCTGATGGATCGCGAAAGCTGGCCCAGAACAATCCCGCCTACCAGATATTATGCAGGCGTCCTAACCCGGAAATGACCCCTTCCCGTTTCATGTTGATGATTGTGGCCAGTATTTGCCTGCGTGGTAATGCATTTGTCGAGAAGCTATATATCGGCAGCAAATTGGTTTCGCTGGTGCCGTTACTTCCGCAGAATATGGTTGTAAAGCGACTCGATAGCGGGAAGTTACAGTATACATACACGGAAAATAGCGTTAAGCGGATCATTTCAGTAGACCGGATGATGCATATCCGCGGATTTGGTCTTGATGGTGTGTGCGGGATGATGCCGACAATGGCCGGGGTTGACGTTTTCGGCGCTGCTATGTCGGTTGATGAAGCCGCGGCAAAAATCTTCGAAAATGGCCTGCAAAGTACCGGTTTCCTGTCTTCAAAAACGGCGCTTAATAAGGAACAGCGAGAAAGATTGCGTCAAAACCTTCAGTCTTTTATTGGTTCTAAAAACGCCGGGAAACTGATGGTTCTGGAAAATGAACTGACTTACCAGAATGTCACTATGAACCCGGAGGCCGCGCAACTCCTTGAAAGCCGTTCATTCAGTATTGAGGAAATTTGTCGCTGGTTTCGCGTACCGCCATTTATGGTCGGCCATACGACAAAACAATCCAGTTGGGCTTCGAGTCTTGAAGGGATGAACATGCTGTTCCTGACTCATACCCTGCGTCCTCTCCTGGTCAATATTGAGCAGGAAATATCGCGTTGTCTTCTGAACAGTGATGAGGACTTGTTTGCTGAGTTCTCCGTTGAAGGGCTTCTGCGCGCCGATAGCGCTGGTCGTGCTGCTTACTATACCAGCGCACTGCAGAATGGCTGGATGTCTCGCAATGACGTTCGCCGTCTTGAGAACATGCCGCCGATAGAAGGGGGCGATATTTACACCGTTCAGCTCAACCTGACGCAACTGAAAAATCTCGAAAGCAGCAACCCTGCCGTTCAGGCGCTGGCTTTGCGAGAGCTGCATAACCACGTATTCCCCGACATTTCCTTTGAACAATCTCCGCTGAAACAGGCCGCTTAGGAGCACTTTCCTGATGAGCAAAAAACAACTTCCGGTGGCGCCGGCGGGTCGCCCCTGCGCGCGCGTTACCTGTGAAACATTACCGTCCGCACTGGACCGCTGGGACGGTGGGATCAAGGCGGCGACTACTGACGATAACACTATTTCTGTTTTTGATGTTATAGGGCAGGACTACTGGGGTGAAGGGATAACAGCTAAACGTATTGCCGGTGCGCTTCGGGCGATGAACGGCGCAGATGTTACGGTGAATATCAACTCGCCGGGTGGCGACATGTTCGAAGGTCTGGCTATTTATAACCTTCTCCGCGAATACGAAGGCCATGTAACGGTGAAGGTGCTGGGCATTGCCGCCAGTGCCGCCTCAATAATAGCGATGGCCGGGGATGATATTCAGATTGGCCGCGGTGCCTTTCTGATGATCCATAACTGCTGGTTGTACGCGATGGGAAACCGCCATGACTTCGCTGAACTGGCGCAGTCACTGGAGCCATTCGATACCGCAATGGCTGATATTTACGCGGCGCGATCCGGCCTTGATATTGCCGCCGTTCAGAAACTAATGGACGCCGAAAGTTATATCGGTGGCAGCGATGCTGTGGCGAAGGGACTGGCAGACAGCCTGCTTTCTGCTGATGCGGTCAGCGACGGCGACGAATCACCTGCAGCTGCGCTTCGCAAACTTGATGCACTGCTGGCGAAAACAAATACCCCCCGGTCCGAGCGCCGGAAATTAATCAAAGCATTAACAGGTAACACGCCGGGCGCTGTTACCGATCCCGATGGTAAGCCGGGCGCTGCCGAAGATATCAAACCTGAAACCCTCAATTCACTTGAAAGCGCTCTTGCGGCGTTAGTCAAATAAGGACCATGTATGTCTGATGTAAACGAGATTCTGAAAAAAGTCACCGCTTCCATTGAAGAAGCAACCGGCAAATTTAACGCCAAAGCGGAAGAAGCGCTGACTGAAGCGAAAAAGAACGGCAAATTGTCGGCGGAAACCAAAGAAACCGTGGACAAAATGGCGACTGAGTTTAATGCGCTGAAAGAAGCCGAAAAGACTCTTAAAGCAGCGCTGGGCGAACTGGAGCAGCATGTTGCACAGATGCCGCTGGCAAACGCAAAACAGGTTATTGAAACTGTCGGCCAGCAGGTTATCTCTGCTGAAGCCATTAAAGTTCTGTCGTCCAGCATCGAAGGGAACAAGCGTATTTCTGTTCCTGTAAAAGCTGCTCTGATTTCCAGTGACGTTCCTGATGGGGTTGTTGAACCACAACGACTGCCGGGTATTGATGTAGCGCCAAAGCAGCGGTTATTTATTCGCGATCTTATCGCGCCAGGCCGTACGGGTTCACCGGCCATTTTCTGGGTGCAGCAGACCGGCTTTACCAATGCTGCGGCAGCGGTACCGGAGAACACAACCAAGCCGTACAGCAATATTGAGTTCACGCCGAAAATCACTCCAGTGACAACCATCGCGCACATGTTCAAGGCATCCAAGCAGATTCTGGACGACTTCGCCCAGTTGCAGTCCATGATTGATGCGGAAATGCGTTACGGCCTTAAGTACGTCGAAGAACAGGAGATTCTGTTTGGTGATGGCACTGGCGCTCACCTCCATGGCATCGTGCCGCAGGCCACGGCTTACAGCGCGGCATTTGCCGTTGAACAGCAGAACGGTATTGACGATCTGCGCCTGGCAATGCTTCAGGCTCAACTTGCCCGATTCCCTGCATCCGGTCACGTCCTGCACTTCATGGACTGGGCGAAAATCGAACTGACTAAAGACACCCTGGGGCGCTATATCCTGGCGAACCCGGCTGCGTTGACGGGGCCGACGCTGTGGGGGCTTCCGGTTGTCGCCACTGAAGCAGCAGCTTTCCAGGGCAAGTTCCTGACAGGTGCATTTAATGCTGCGGCACAGCTTTTCGACCGCGAAGACGCAAACGTTGTGATCTCGACGGAGAACGGCGACGACTTCGAGAAAAACATGATCTCTATTCGCTGTGAAGAGCGTCTGGCGTTAGCAGTAAAACGCCCTGAAGCATTTATTTATGGCTCCTTTACTGTGCCGGCTTCCGGCGGCCAGTAATTTTTCTGGCGGCCTCCGGGCCGCTATTTTCGGAGTAACACGATGAAACTTATCGCGGTGAAACCAATTTATTTTGGTGGGGTAGTGGTGACTGAAGGCGAGTCACTGGAGACGCTGGAACAGCATGGCCGTGAGTTGGTTCAAAAAGGTTATGCACGGCTGGTAGATGTTGATAATTCTGCGCAGCCGGAACAGCCGGAACAGCCGGAACAGCCGGAACAGCCGGAACAGCCGGAAACTGTGCCAGAGAAGAAGGCTAAAAAATAATGTTAGAACTTGAAGTGGTTAAAAAGCACTGTCGCATTGAGCCTGACTTTACCGATGACGACTCACTATTGACCCTCTACATCGGAGCTGCTTCTCGTTATGTCGAAACATGGACTCGTCGCAAAATGTATGAGTCCGAAACCAGCGAGGGGTATGCAGATGATCCTGATTCAATTCTCCCTGGCGATGATGTGAAAGCAGCGATGCTTCTGCTTATCGGTCACTGGTACGAAAACCGTGAAACGGTCTCTGTCGGTCAGGCTGCTACAGATATTCCGTTTACTGTCGAGTCACTTCTCCAGCCTTACAAAATCTATGGCATTTAATCGGGGGAATTATGCAGGCAGGACGATTACGGCACCGGATCACCATCCAAAATTTCACCACCACCAGAACACCTTCAGGTCAGCCGGTTGAAAAATGGGAAGATGGGAAAACCATCTGGGCCGAGGTTAAGGGTATAAGCGGTCGTGAACTTTTAGCCGCTGGCGCTGAGCGTGCCGATGCCACCATTCGCGTTTGGGTGCGTTTTCGTACAGATATCTCAGCTTCTTCCCGCCTGAAAGTACGTACTGGCCCGTTTAAAGGCGCCGTTCTTAACGTTACCGGGCCTCCAGTTCCGGATATCAAAGGCACCCGGCTGGAAATTCTCTGCAAACAGGGGACCGAAAAATGATTGATGTGAATCTGGATTTTTCCGGGCTGCAGGATATCGCCCGCGATCTGCAAACGCTCAGCAAGGCCGAAAATAATAAAGTTCTCCGGGATTCGACCCGTGCTGGCGCCGAATTGCTCCGCCAGGAGGTTATTGATCGCGCTCCGGAGAAAACCGGAAAACTGAAGAAAAACGTTGTTGTCGTCACACAGAAAAGCCGCCGTCGCGGTGAAATCTCATCGGGGGTGCATATTCGTGGCGTTAACCCGCGAACGGGGAACAGCGACAACACCATGAAGGCCAGCAACAAGCGGAATGCGTTTTACTGGCGCTTTGTGGAGCTGGGGACAGCTACGGCGCCAGCACATCCGTTTGTTCGTCCTGCCTTTGATACCCGCATGGAAGAGGCTGCGCAGGTGGCTATGCAGCGGATGAATCAGGCTATTGATGAGGTGCTGGCTAAATGACAGAAGATGATCTCTATGACCTGCTGTCGCCGCTGGCAGACGGGCGGGTTTATCCGTATGTGGTATCGCTGGGTAGTGACGGCCTTCCCGATGTTCCCGCGCCTTATATCATTTTCTCGATACCGACTGAT